ATATAAATTGTTGGAGGGGTATAGTTAGGGAAATCAAGATGGAAAGATTTAAAAATTTTAGCTTCAAAGTATATAATGGGGAAAAGAAAAATGGAAGCAAAAGAGACAAAAAGGCAAAACAAAAAACAAGAGAAAAAAAAGGAAAAAATAGAAATAGTTGGGAATAAATTATTAAAAATGTACCATCAATTAGACAGGATGGAGGCGGAGATACTAGAGATACTTAAAGATGCTGATCCTGCTGAAATAGAACAAATTAGGAAGGATTTTATGTATACAAAATATTATTTAACCGGTATACACGCTGATGTGATTAGTTTTAAATATAAATAATTTTTTCCTCTTTCTAATTTCTATTTTTTCTCATTTTTTATGTTTCTATCCTCATTTTTAATTTTTTATTTTGTAAATTAACTAAGATTATGGCTGTTTTTTCTCACATTTGAGATAATATTTGTTTGATTTGAAAAATTCTAGATGCAATGTATAACGTTAATATGGAAAATATAAATTGACAAACGGCAATAGGTAATGAATTCATTAAAGAAAGATTTAAAAAGTTAAAGTGTGAAGTATATAATGGGGAAAGGAGAAATGGTAAAGTTAAATGGCATTAAGTCAATCTTTTTCGGCGAGAAAGAAATTTTTTTAACATATAAGGATGTAAAAATTAGGATCCTAGAGAATGTCTACGGGGATATTGTTATATACCTTTTTTCAATGAAGGAGGTAGGAAAATTGGCTAAGTTATTTGATGAGTTTAACATGCCTTACCAAAAAATTGGGTATATGATAAGGATTGTGCGTGAACCGTATGAATTCGGTGTTGAAAGCTTTGAGGAATTAGCAGAGAAATTGAAATCAAAAAGATTTTTGTTACAATTCCTAAATGAAATTTTTCCGCCAAATTTTCCGTGAAGTAATTATTTTTTTCTTAGGTTCCTAATTTGAAATTTTTTATTCCTTTTTTCCTTTTGTTTTCTCTTTCTCTTATTTTTTTGGCTAATTTTTTTCACTTTTCAGATATTATTTGAACGATTTGAAAAATTTGATGAGAAGTAAAGATTTAAAAATGTTGGCATTTTGTGTTTCTTTGGCATGAGCGATACACAAGTAAATCAAAACCCCAGTTTAATATACCCTGGTCCAATTTTTCAATTAAGGACCAGTTGGGTATACAAAATAATAATTGATGACCAGAAATATGCTATCGACTGCAGGCAATATGTAAGCCACAGTGGGTTGACAACAGAGGGATGCTATCAGATAGAGCTTAATAAATATAGGCAAATTAAATTAAGGCAAGTTAGAGGTTTATGGATTGAAATCGCCAAGAAAATGGAAGTTGATTCCGATTTCAAATTTACCAGAGAGAACTTAATTTTGCCACATGTATTTTTGAGGGCTTATGAGGATTTTCTGCAATATTTAATGCCTTACAAAAAGTACCTAGTTAAATTCAACAATTACGGTTTTACTGTTTATATCGCAAAGAAAGCCCCTGAACTAAAGCCAAAAAGTCCAACGATAACGCAAGGGAAATTAGAAATTTATAAGATGGAAGAAGTTCCATCGACAATAGAATTTGTACCATGGCAGTTGAACTTTTATGGACATTATGCTGTTGGAGATGTGAATTTGAAATTTGCTAAAGATGGTATACTAGTAAAAGTTGATGACGAGTTGACGATTAGAGCTTTAGGTTATAATCCAATATCTTTAGGACCTGGGATTTATCTCCTGGTTCACCCCCCAGAAAAGAGTAGAGATTAACAGTCAAAGTTATTTTTATTTGTTTTTGTGTTCCTATTTCTTTAGTTTGCTAATTTGAACCTTCAATGTATAATCGTAATATTTAACATATGAGTTATACAATCGTGATTCCTTATGAATTCATTATAGTAAGATTTAAATACTTAAGATTACAAGTATATATTGGGGAAATGGGAATGGAAAATCAAAACAAAATAAGTGATTTCAAAAGTTGTTTAAAGTTTTTTAATATACCAGATATGCCGTTTGAGGCATTAAGTTATTCGGAAAAAGAGTTGTACAACATTTGCTATAGGTTTTACAAAGCAGGCGACTTAGATTTCGACAGTGTTGATACTTCTGCATTAGATGCTGAAAATAAGAGAAAGTTATCTGAGTTAGTAAGCCAAATTTTAGATACATTTTAACAAAGGGTGTAGGCTACTGTGAGAGTCGTAACATTTAAATTAGAGGAAACGTTGTTGGAACAATTAGACAGCCTTGCAATCAAATATCAATTAACAAGAAGTGAGATAATCAGAAAAGCCATAGAAAAGCTGATAGAAGAAGAGAGAAGCAAAGAACAAATTCCAAAGGCAAGAGTCGAAAAGATTAGGCTTTAAGTCATTTATTTTTTTATGGTCTATTTTTTTCACTTTTGACATAATATTTCTATTTCTTTATTATTTGTCTTTAGCATTCCTCTCTTTTTGCTTAAACATGTATTGCAATACTTTCCTTATTGTTTCGATATCAAGATTTAAAATTTCAAAATGTAAATAATAATATTTTCCAAACCTTCTCTGCATTTCTTTATAATCTATTTGTGTATTTGTTGCAATTAGTCGATGATAATGTAATTTGTGTAATTTACCACGTTCAATAACTGAAAATATCTCTGCCTGGTATTTCGTTTTGATGTATTCTTTTGGCGGTAAGTATATCTCTCCATTTGTCGCTTTTGTCTTCCTTTTTCTCTTCTTTTTGCCTTTTTTTGTAGTTTCAGTCATTAGGTAGAGATATTTGAAATTTTCGACTTTGCTAAGAAAATTTCGCAGTTTCTCTACTGTAGACTCTGAGATATTGTATTTTATTACAATCTCTGCGATAATAAGGTCTTGATCTTCCACAAGAAAAAAAGAGGTGAAAACAAAAAAAAGATTTCTTTATTTATCCGTTTCGTCTTCAGATTCTGGCAGTTGATCCACAAATTTCCTAATTAGATCATTTATTGTGATACCATGATTAATACAGTATATTTTTAGCTTTTTATGTTGTTCTTTTGTAAGCCTTACTGATATTAATACCTTAGCTTCTCCGGACATGGCGTTGTCACTTCTTGTATTATTTGATTACATTTAAAAGCAGTAAAGATTTGGATAATACTAGTTACTATGATTTTAAGATTTAAAAATGTTGTCATCAAATCTTCATTTACGGTGTTTGGAAATGAAAAACCTAACTCGGATGATCTCTGTCCGAGTTTCCAAGACACAATACCAGTTTTTTTTAATGTATAAGCAAGAATTAAAGGAAAAGTTGTTAAAAAAGGTGGGAGAAATGGAAAATATAAATATTAAATTGGACCCAACAAAAGATAAAGAAATTTATGACAATTTAATATCATTCAGAGTACCTTACCAATATTTCCAGAAAATTGAAGAGATAGCAGATAAAAATCAAGTGAAAATAAGTGATGTGATAAGAAATATTCTATTCAGTGGTGAATAAAATGGCAACTTTGGAAGAAATTTTCAATGAATTAAGAGACAAAGCGAAACAAAGCGGAAAGCCGGCAACAAGAGTACTAAAGATCAAGGGGCTAAAAAGGTTAGTTATACAGTTGAATGCTATACCCAATGGCAATAGTGTAAGATTTTCAATGACAGTACATAGTCAGAGAAACTACAAGAAACAGTTAGGAATTGTTGCGGGAGATGCAGATGATTTTGCAATTATCGCTAAATTCTTGCAGAGTCATAAGGATCTATTGGATAAATATGTAAAATTTACAGTTACTAATAGCAATAATGAAGTTGAAGTAGATCTTGGAGAAGAAAATGAAGAGCCAAAGAAAGAGAGGAAAAAGAAAAACGTGGAGGATGAGTTCTAAATGTCGTTACTAGAAGAAAATCCGGATTTAAATACAATTAAAGATGCAATAGAAAATCAATTTTACAGATATCATACGTCAAGACTTGATGTTGTACTATTGCCAATTAGCGATAACATGGGAATATTTTATACAATTTATACTATTGAATATGCCGATATTGAAAATATAGCGTCAGTAGGTCTCGAAAAGGGAGTTTATTATTTCAACAAAGAAACAAAAAGCCTTAAAATCCAAATTGGCAGATTTGAAAAGCAAATCAACTTAAGTTAATATATTTTTTTATGGCTAATTTTTCTCATTTTTGTTTTAATATTACTACTTCTCAATTTACAATTGGCATATTTTTGTGGGTAGTCGAGAGATATACAACAGTCATATTCATAATATTAACCATATGCATTTTGCAGGGTCACGATAGATTAAAAGATGTTTTCACCAAATAATTTATCGTGGCATCTCTAGATGAATTCAAAAAGTTATTTGAAGAGAATTCATTTATTTTTAATCCTAGAGATGAAAATCGAATTTTATACTACATCTTCAGAAATACTAACATTCCAGAAGAAAAGAAAGCTAACGCATTAAAGGCATGGCATTTGGGGAATGACAACCAGTATTTCGAAATGTATAAAGCCTTCACTGACGAAATAAAATTTATATCTAAAATTGTGAAATTTAAAGAGAAAGGTGGAGAAATTGTTGCTTACTTTCAGAATGGTTTCACTGGGCGTTTTGATCCCAGGATGTTGGCGGATAACCCGGATGACGCTTATAATTTAATGCAATCCTACTTGTTAGTTAAAATCAAAAAGACGACTGATAGTTGGGAAATTTACGATATTATCCCAGTCGAGCCTGCAAAAAATGTTGATGTTGCAAGACAACTGTTGCAATTTGTAGAGGCTGAGCATATGACATATGCCGTTTTACTATATGCTTTTGGTTATGACGTGGAGAAGATGGATTCGAATGATGCACTGCTAACAATTCCAAGATTTTCCCCGCTTTTTGTCTCACCATATTCAAAAAGAAGATATAACGTCATAGAAATTTCCAATCCTGGGACTGGGAAAACTTCAATTTTTACAATACTACAAGAAGTTTTTAATTTCAGATACTATACTGAGCCACCAACTTATGCCAATTTAGTCTATGATGCGAGAAATAATGTCTACGGTGCGGTCTATCTTGCTAAGGGGCTAATCTTTGACGAAATTCAAACTTGGAAAGATAACACAAACAAGAAAAATATGGATACAATAAATTCAACATTATCGACAGGAATTGAAAATTGTATTTGGACAAGGGGGGCAGGGACTGAAAGTAAATCCGCAACGATTCACAGATGTTTACCAATAATATATGCGGGAAATCCAATAACCATGACTTTAGATAAATTTGCCTCACCAGATGTTGAGGATTATTTGTCGAAATATGAAATTTTTACTCCCGCAATATTAGATAGATTTCACTTAATCCAAGTTACGATAAAGAAAACTTACGATAAAATTGGAAGTAGGAGGGTTCTTTATCCTTCAGTTTTGAAGGCTTTAGTTGATCTCTTGCAAGAAAAACTAAATCAACAGAATCATTTTGTAGATTGCCAAAATTTCTCATCAAGAAGATATGATCAGGCTGTCGACATTCAGTTGTTGTTGAGAACTCTGGATTTGCAAAATGATGAGATTGAGAAAGATCAAGATGCGTTTTGTTCAAGACTTCAGCAATATATGCGATTTATGAATTTGATAGGGTGATAGAGACGGTTTACGAAAATAGGATTAAAGAGAGTTTTAAGAAGCTTTATCCAGAAGATACGCTTTACCCGTCAGAAATTGGACACTGTCTAAGGCGTTCAATTTTGGCAAGAAGAATTGAACATACAAAAAATTTTGCAAATGAAGTTGTTGATTATGGATTAGCAATCCACGAAGATGTTGAAATTTATTTCAAAGAGAAACTTAGTTGCGAAGCTGAGAAATCAATTGAGTATGAAATTGAAGGTGTAAAAATTTCAGCAAGAGTTGATTTATTGTGTGGAAGCGATTTGATTGAGTTAAAGACAGTCCCACATTTTATTCGTCAGCCTTATCAAAGCCATATCATACAAGTTTCACTTTATTATTATATACTGTCACAATTGAATTATAAAATTGATAATGTCTATCTTATTTATATAAATAGGCAAAATTATGATGTTCAAGAATTTAAAATTCAAAAAGATCAACTTGATCAAGGCTTGAAAAATGCAATAGACTTCATCAAAAATTACAAAAAATATAAAGACGAACAAAATATATTTAAAATCCCAATTGGGGACACAACATTTTGTAAAAATTGCGAATTTAAGAACATTTGCTATGGTTCAATTAATAATTTTTTAAAATGAGTGTATGATTCTCTGGATTACTCTCAGAGTGCTATGCTTATAAATTACATATTATTAAGTATATTATTATGAAAGGTAAATTTGACGATTGGAATAAATATAGATCAGACGTTAATAAAATAATACTTGAGTATTTCAATAAAGTTGGCATAATGGCGACAACAAGAGCTTTATATTTCTCATTTGCGCAAAAAATATTAGCAATTGTTAGAAAGCAAAAAGATGAAAATCTTATTAATAAATTAATCGAGGGGAATATTAAATATTACGCAATGGCATTTGATGCAAATGAAAAAGTATTGCGTGATATTGTAAAAATTATAATTTTAGCTAAAATTGTAAAAATGAACCCTGATGATATATTGAAAGAAGTATTAACGCAGAAATCGTGATAGTATCGCCGATACACATATTCCTAATATTAATTATATGCATATTAAGCATTCAATTTTTATAAGCTATAAATTCAAATAACTAAATGACAAAACATGGCGAAAGGACACACACCTAGATCATTTGCACAAAGGTATAGTAAATGGAGTGCAAAATTCACTGCATTTAGTAATCCAACAGTTGCGTCAACGATACTGACTAATGTTGCACCTTCCGCACAAGGCAACTTCCAGACCAACGTAACTAAATTCACGTCAGTTAACGAACAAGTTTCGGCAGTATTAACACAATACGGAGTTACTGGACCTATGAGAGCAATTTATCAAGGCTACGGATTAAAAGTCGCAAGAGCTTTAAATAGGATCGGTGCCGGACCCGCTTTAACAAACATGATTGCAGGACTAAAGGCTTATTACGTTTCAGCGTTTGGCGCTAATCCAACAATTCTAGATGCAGTAACTAACATCATAACCGGTTCACCTAACGGATACGTAAGCTAAACTTAAAAGCTAATTTTCAATTTTTTTATCTTTTTCTACTTCTTGTTTTGCTTAAAAATGTAATCTTCAAACGTTAAATTATGTTTGAAGAATATCTAAAGCAAAAAGGTTTTGAACCACATCATATTTCAATTTTAAAAGATTTCTTGATTGAAATAAGAGAAGCGCTAAGCACAAATGTTAGCAATTATGATTTAGATGAAATTATAAATTCAATTGTTGAATATTTCGCAACAACATACAGATTACAAAAAGAAGATCTTTATCAACTTGTGAATGAGGCAATTGAGGACGGTGTTGTATGAATGTCTAAGACGCTTATTTTGACGATGGGTTATGCCTCTGTAAAGAATGTCGCTGAAGATATCGCAAGTGTTGTCGGCAGTGCGACAGTTGATGTCGAACCAACTTTATACGTAAATAACGTCAACAAATTCGATAGACTTATTGTATTTGTCCCATTTACCCCACCTTTACTGAATAACTACTTGTTAGTCTATAACTATTTTCAGGGTGAGAAGTATTTTTACACAACAGTTGACGGAAAACCAGTTTTGCAGGCAACAAATGAGTATATTGCAAGAAATATAAAGTATATTCCAAATTCTCAATTCTCTGCTGAAAATTTGAAATCTGTAGGTTTAGATGTAGATATTCCAGTTTTTCATGGAATAAATTTTGACATAGTGAAAAAAGCTGAGCAATTAGTTCCAAAGTTAAGACAAAAATTAGACTTAGATTTTCCAGATAGCGTGAAAATTGGAGTAGTTACGGGAATGACAAAACGTAAAAATATCGATTTGTTTGTTGAAACAACTCGTTACTTAAATGAAAAAATGCCAGATGTTGCTAAAAATGTCCATTTCTTTGTAATTTCTCATGCTGATTTTCAAAAGTTAGAAGTACCACAAAATGTACACTTTGTTGCACAGTTTGGATATCAGTCCCGTGAAAGAGTATTCGCATTTTACGGTTCTATGGATTATGTATTTGTCCCATCTGGGTGTGAAGGATTTGGATTGCCAGTTTTAGAATCCATGGCAATGGGTACGCCCGTCATACATATGGCTATCCCTCCATTTACTGAATTTACATCATGGCAGTGGAACTTTTTGTTTAAAGATGATGACGTTGAGGAATATTACGATAAAGATCATGGGCAAATTTGGAAAATTCACAGATTTACGCCAGAAAATGGGGCGTTAGCAATTGCAACTGCAGTCATGGCAACTGATAGGGAAGAAAGAAGTCGTCATTTAAAAGATTTAGCTAAAAAATATGATATTAAATTCCTATACAAAAGATTTTTAGAGGGTCTCGAATAATGCGTAAACAGTACAGGGTCCGGTTGCCCATGCGTAAACTTGTGACGGGTTATTAACTGAAAATTCTAAACTATCACCTGGTAAAATTGGGAAATTGTTGTAAAGTTTATTCCCAATGTAAACTATGTAATTAGACAAGTTTTGAAGTATAATTTTTACAGTTTCTAACGCAGGTCCCGAATAAATTGGTTGCGGAGTTGTCGAAATTTGCAGTTGCAAACCCTGGATTGCAGGGGGGCTCATATAAAGCGTCAGCTTATTGATTGCGTTTGACAGTGAATTCATGGCTAAATAAATGTAAGCCAGTGCATAAAGCAGAGTGTCTGCAACTGAATAAATTGCCTTAGATAAACTTGTAGTTATTTGATTTGTTAATTTTGCAGTAACTAAATAGATATTTTCGTAAACATTTTGAATTAATTGTGGTAAATATAAGACTGGAGAAATTACAGTTTTTAATTGATTATCGACACCAATTACAACTTGATATAGGTTTTGATAAACATTTGAAATTTCTTGTTGTAAGGCGTTTTGAGTTTGTGTAACTGTCCCCGCAGTTAGCTTTGCAATTGCGTTATAAACGTCAGTTGGCATTTGTTCAATTGCATTATAAAGTTGCAATTGACTGTTCAAAATTGATTGAATTTGTTGTATTGCAGACCCAACAAATCCTGCGATATAGATGGGGTCTTCTTCCGTTAACACTGGCTGACCTGAAACATAAACTTCATTATAAAAATCTCCAACTAAAGCAGAAATTGTATTTGGTACATAAAGATTGCCGTTTTGGAATAATTGCCTATCGATTAATGATCCGCCAAAATAAATTGTTGATAGCGTTAGCACTGCAGTATTCCACATGGCAGACGTCAATCTCTGAAATGGACTTGCCAAAAGGCTACTGATTGAGGCATACTGAATACTCATAGTTTAAATTTATGTGCTTATAAGCTTAAAAACATGACATTTAATTATGAGCCTTGACAATATTTTCGGACCGGTTAGGTTTATTATCGACAAATTAAGAGAATTGGAAATGAGGGGAGAGGCTTATGGATTTTCTCAATATTTGTCGCAATCCATAATTTTACACAGAGTGACAGAAAATGGGGCGTTATACCAGATATTTATACCGTCATTCCCTTATTATTTTGAATTTCTTGTCGAAAAAGACCCAAAAACTATGGCATTGCAAATTTCGGATTATAGGATTGTTTATCCTGCACCAGTAAAGATTTCAGATTCACAAATTATGAAAGAATTAATTCAAGATTATCTAACTATGCAATTAGGAGGGGGGCAAAATGAGTGACGTGACTTTCGTCCTTACTACAATTTCTACAACTACAACTGTGTTATTATCAATTATTACTCTTTACTATAAAATAAAACAAATGTTTCGTGAGGCAGTGAAAGAAATTGTAAAACAGGAATTGGACAATTTGGTAAAAGAGATTGCAAAAATAAAAGAAAAACAAGATGCACAACAAAAAGATATTGAATATTTAAAACAAGAAATTGAAGAAATAAAAAAGAAAGTTGAAAAATTATAGTTATTTCGTGGTTTTTTCTCTTATTTCTTTCAATATTTTGATAACTTCTTGTGCCCTTTTGTACAATTCCGATTTCCTAATATTTTCATCTTCAACTGTCGCTAATTCCAATGCGAGATTATCTAGGGCGACAAACAATTTGGCTGAAAATTCTTTGTCAAATTTTGGTTTTTTCTCTTCTAATTGTTCACTCATTTTTTCTCACTTCAGCTTTTTTTTCGCTTACATTTAAATATTTTACGAATACCGGCGTATTTGTTCTTGGAGTATTACCCACATATTCAAAACCTGCATTTTTATATAAGGCGTTTGAATGATTTGGAAAACCTAAAGTCCACAGTACTTCAATTCCATAAGATTTCAACAGGTCAGCAAGTTTTTCTAAAAATTCGACTAGATAATCTCCTGGGGCAGTTTTTGTCACTCTCCTAATAAAGTAAGATCTATCAATTGGAATTTTGTATTTTTCTGCAACGAAACGAAATGGAATTGAATCGTTAATCCATACGATAGCAACTATGAAATTTTCGCAAACGTATGCAAAATATTTCTGAATTTTTGATGCCCCTCCTCCATGTGGTATACCCTGAGCATGGTATTTTGCAATAAGCAGTCGTGCTAATTCAATATCTTTCTTGTCCTCTAATTCCACAATTTTACATTCTTCCGCCATATCAAATATTATTATACAACATATGCTTTATAAGCAAATTGCTAATGATGAAAACAATGAGCCCAGAGGTCAACGAAAACTCCAGTTGAAACAATAAGAACAATTACTGCAAATATTTTTTCTGTGACGTTGTCATTAGAAAAAATCATGATGATAGATAAGACAATTAGCAATAGTAAACCATACAAATCGTGAGTTTTCCCACGGCGAAAATAGTAAAACATGTCGCAGTCACGCATAGATGATCACCTCATCATCTTTATTTACAACTTTAAGTTTCCACTTTTTAGCTTTTTTGAAATATACTAATACTGCAGGTTTGCAATTACAGAAAGAGAACATTTCGCAAAAATTAAATAGTTTATCAATTTGGAATTTATCAATCTTTTTAGAAAGTTTTGAAGTTGACTTGACTTCAATCGCAAAAATTACACCATCTTTAGTCGCAATAATATCTGGCAAAGGTTGTTTACCAGCCCCCGAAACCGGAATTCTTGCAACTTTATAACCTTCATTTTTTAGCAAATCTAGGGCTTTATATTCATAATATTTGCCAGAATTGTGGATATTAATCTCCATGTTTTTTATTATCTGTTAGCTATATTTTTAAAACCTTTATTGTAAAATATAGGTTTATAATTCTGCAAGTACACTTTCTTCTGATCAAGTTTTCTTTGCGTTTGTATTTTTCCAAGTCCCTGCAATTGTTCTCCAAGTTGTTGAGCAAATTTTAAATCTTCATCCGAAAGACCGTATAATTTCCATTTTTGTCTCCAATATTGCAAAAATTGATCATATGGTAATGTTCTTGGACCGGCGTTGTACGACAGATTGCCCTGGTATGTATATCTTGCCACTTGTAAAATCGCAGAGGCAACCATTTTTGCATACCAGACATTAGGATATTTCTTATTTACAATTTTTTGTATTCTTTCATATAATTCATAATTTGAAATATATGTTTCTGCATATTGAGAATTTGAAACATTTGTTGCTCCAGGTCCCAATTCTTGCAAGTGTTGTCCAAATATTTGACCGAAAACTGAAATTATTGCTCTCTCTGTCGCTAAAATTGCAGTTAATTGAATGTCGTTAAGATTTTGATCAGTAGGGAATTCTGGCATCAGAATGTTGAAATCAAGAGGCGTAAGGTCTAAAATTACTCCAAGTGCTTGTGAGAAGTTTTGAATTTTTATATTGTTTGCTAGAGTTTGATAACCATTTTCTTCTGTGGAGAAGGCGGATCTATCAAGCCATGACACATCTAACGCCACACCGTTATCAATTATGTTGTTTATCAGTCCTAGGAATGCCAACAAATATTTCGCTAAGTCTGGTAAAGAATTGAAATATTGTTGTGACGTTGTGTTTTTCTGTTGTGCTAAACGTGATAATGTGTCAGATACTCCAGTATTTTGCACAAGTGAATAGAGATAATTGTCAACATCTGAAATTTGTGTCACTGCAACTCCAAGATTTTCAAATGTTGTAACAGTTATTGCAGTTGGCGGATTAGCAAAATACGATTTTAATTTTTCACATGCCTGATTATTGAAAATTACTCCAGGGGCAGGGGCGTAAACTGAAGCATCAAATTGTGTTTCGTCAAATATTGCAATTTGATACAATGTTGAACAATTTTTAACATATTGATCATAAAGTGCAGTGTAATTGTTAAGAGCGTCAAGTGTTGAAGGTGGGCTTGAAATTCCTAAATTGAAAGTATATGATTGTGCAGTGTTTGGTATGAAATTGTTCAGTGCTGATGCAGAAAAATTGTTTATTGCATTTAAGAAGTTCTGCACAATTTGTGCGAAAGCAATTCCATAATTTGCATTCATGTAAGGCGGAACAGCAACATTTTCAAGTGAAGATGGTAAAGTACTTTCAATTCCTGCCGATAACATTGCCTTAAATGCGGGATAAACATTTTGATTGAAAATCTTATTGTAGAGATGATATTTCATTTGCGCTATTGACCTACTGCCTCTCCTTTTTGTCATGCCACATCTGTGTATTATTTCTCTTATTGTCATTTTTATTGCTCAATATTCAACAGTAATATTCATAATATTAATCATATGCATATTAAGCATTGAATTTATTTTAAGTTGTTACGACAAAATAGATAACGATAAAAAATGTCAGCTAACCCATCTGGACCTCACGGTAAGAAAGTATCGGCAAGAGTCATCAAAGCCTTATTTGTCGGATCAACAATTGGAATATTTGGAGGTTTTGGATTATATTTACTTGCTGACGCAATAAACACATTAGCTCATACTACAGTTGTAGATCCTATTGGATTTCTACTCCTTGGATTTGGCGGTTCAATAGCAGGTGTAGTTGGCACAGAATTATCAAAAGATCTTGAAGAATAAATTCAAGATATGTTTTTTTAAACTCTTTTTCCTAATGTGAAAATTATGAGTAATTTACCCTATCCTTTAAAGTATAAGCTTCCACTTCAATATTTGTCAGTGCAAGATTGGAATAATTTTGTAAATGACCTTCTTCTAGTTTATAATTCTCCAAGTAGACTTTTAGCACAATACTACTCAAGTGGAAATTTGCAAAATTTGAATGGAGTTTTTGCAAAAACTCTAAATGTTGTGCAACTTTATGTAAATGGTTATGAAGCGTTATACAATCTCAAGAAAGTACTTGCGTATACTTTCGGGGGCGTTCTCTCATATTATACAACTTACCCGCCAATTAATTTTTCGAATGTTGAGCAATTAACAAAATTGCCAAGTTTTTATGTGCAAAAATACAATATACCAGTTGCAAAATATAAACAAATAGTCGAAACATTTAATTTCATATTTGAAAAACATTTACCGCAAATTACAAAAACTATGCAAGTGTTAATTCCAAAAATTGCATATAGATATCTGCCTGCTTCAATTGCGGGCGGAATGATAACAGTCTCTGGTTCTCAGACATTATCTCAAATTTTGCAAAACGAATTTGCAATTTCAGATTTTTCGACATGGAAAGGTGTAACAATTGAAAATTTAAGCAATAATAATGTCATTATTAATAATGCGATTGTATTAATGCCAAAGCAATGCTTAAAACTTTCTGCTTCTTCACCTTCAGAAGTTACAATTACTGCTCAACAACCTGCATTAATTTCAACATTATTAGAATTTGGAGGTATACGTATTACTGCCTATGCGATAACGATAACAAACAATCAGTCCGATCCAACACCTTCCAATTTTCAACAACTCCTAACGCTTAATCTGTCTGGTATAATTTCTTCACCTTCACAATTGTTGAATTTACAATTCTGCCAGGACATAAATTGCAATACTCAATTATACGCATGGATTGAATATTATAGCAGTAATTTATCGACAGTCTATGTTTGGGTTTTAATACCTGGCGGTATACCCGCAAATTCTTCAATAACGATATATATGTTTGTAACAAATACAATTCAATACCCTTACACTGGGATAAATGCATATTATAACACACAATACGATAACGGTGCAAACGTTTTTGACGCCTACATGAATTTCATGGGGTCTAGTCCGATACCTTCAAATTATCAATCCTATTCGAGTATTTCTGGATATCCAACATTTGTTGCAGAAAGTGGTACAACTCCTGGTTATTTATATACGTTTGATAACGTTGGCAGTAGTCATGTTGACGCTTATATATCAGCACCGAAATCTGCAAGAACCCCAGAAGTCTTTGAAGGAATGGCTTACTATGACGGTAGTGCAGATGCGCAAGGTATTATGTTCTTTGGTGAGGGATCGTCAGGGTTTGTAGCAAGTCCAAATATTGCAAATGCATATGTTCTCTCAGATAGCTGGGAAGTTGCATGGGACCCGTATTATAATTATGCGTATATCAGTGGCGGATCGTCAAATGATAATACATATAGCGAAAGTCTCTTTACGTCAGACGGTTACAATTTCTATCAGGCTATCGCAACGTCAAGTGAGATTATTTTTAACGGTGCAACAGCAAGTAATCCAACTACTCCATACGCACAACTTAATATTCAAAATGTTGCTAGTTACAGTGGAACAATTACAGTTTATGGCAATGTCGTAGGAACAATTGATAGTTCTGGAGGTGCAACTCACTATGGTTACTGGTATTATCTAAGAGCAAGAGCATATCCGCCAAATGGAGTAATGCCGACAAATACACAACCTCAGAAGATTACTGTCTACATTTGACGTAACACAATTCTTATAATGTATATTATGAATATTATCATTCAATATTGTGCAGTAGAATAAATTATAACTGAGATTGTAAATCTTACATAGATAGAAATGAGCTTCCTAGTTTCGGGACTAGAGGCAGTGGAGACATTCTTCTCTGACGAACTTACTGCTCTGGAAAATTTTACAAACTTTTTAGCATCTGATGTTGTTTCATTTTTTGAAACTGTTTCAACAGATGTACAAAATTTCATTTCATTTTTAGCAACTGCAATTAGCGATATTCCAACTTTTATTCAACAAGGCGTATCCTATTTTGTGCAAGTCCTTCAAAATGTATTTTCTAATGTTGCATCTGCAGTAGATGGATTTGAACAATATGTCGCAAACGCATTACAAGGATTTTTCCAAGATGTTGCAAATCTAATGCAAGGGTTTTTGAATGCAATCTATGGATTTTTCTCAAATATTGCAAACGGTCTTGCTAATTTTGTAAATGTTGCAGTCTCTAATTACATACAAGGGTTTGGGGCAGTGGGGACATATGTGGGGCAGGCAATTCCACAAATTATAAATCAAATTACTCCAATTGTCGCCCCTTATCTTCTTGCAAGGATTTTGCCAGATGCGGTTGAAAGATTGGGAGAAATACTACCTGGAATTGAAATTGATTTATCCCCAGTCGGTTTAGGTGGGAAATTTGAAATTAAATTTGGGGAGATTGCGAAAATGATAGGTGAGCCAATCGCTGACCTCATGGAAGAGATCTCTGGCGAAATAATGTCGTCTTTCAAAGAATTTTTGAAAGAACCGTTTATTTCTGATTTCAAAATTACAATAAGGCAAATTTTCAATAGTATCGGACTTGGGGATTTACCATTTGCGGACCCATCATATCGTGAGATTACGTCATGGGTAGGGGCAAGGTCATTTCAAGAATTGAAAGATCATCTAAGGGAGACACTATTGTTGACGGGATACCCGGCGTGGTTCACTGACGCATTTTTAGAACCGCCGGCTGACGATTACATACCAAGAAATCCACTGTTTAGACCAGTTGCAATTCGTGACGTGATTGCCGGTGTTGAATATGGTCTTCTGCCTTCATCAGCAATTGAACAATATGCAGAAAATAATTTGATAACGAAAAAAACTGCAAAATTAATGTATGTAAATCAGAATTTGAGGTTATTTCAGCGTGTAGTTGAGGAAGGAATAAGAGGTTTTATCATTCAACCCGACAAGGCTTACGACTTAATGATGTCTGGAAAAGATCTTGCAGGGAAAGATCTATTTACAAAATATTTCGAAATTGAGTACCAATTTGCAACACAAAGATTCGCAAAGCAAATTCTCAGAGCGCTTTTGTCAAGAGCATTATCGAATTTTGGAAGACCTTATGTAGATATAAAGTATTTAGCTAAGACAACTGACGAAATTTATAAGCAACTAAATCTGCCAAAAGAAATTTCGACATTGTTTGAACAAATGATTGCAGAATCTCAATTAATACAGTACAACGAGTTAATTTTCACATTTTTGAGGTCAAAAGCTGAAAAGGGGATATTTAACCAGGCAGATGTAGAGAAATTGTTAAAAGATTATAATTTTAACGTTAGTGAGTCACTTTACATTTTACAAAATTATGTAGATTTACTTATAACAACTGAAGAAATACAATTAATCACGCAAAAACTGCAGAATTTCTTTATATCGGATAAAGACGCAGAAAAAGAATTGAAAAATTTAAAAGTAAACGATAATTATGCAAAACTTTTGATTGAGAGATATTACAACTTACAATTATCAAAAGAAAAAGCAAACGTATATCTATCACTGCTCAAAAAAGGATATTACAATAGCCATGAGGCAAAAACTGTATTCAAAGCACTTGGTTATCCAACAAGTGTAATTGAAGAATTGTTAGATTTATATTCTCAAGAAATTGAGACAGAATTACAGATAAAGACAATAGAACAGAAAGCCCAAATGTTCCTACTGAATGAACAAGAGATTGATACTGAGCTGAAAAAATTACATGTCTCTGACGCACTTATTCAAGAAATTGCGACTGAATATCTTCAAATTCCATTTTTGAAACAACAAGTTGACGTTTATACATCTCTGGTCAAAAAGGGATATATAAATAGTGAAGAGGCAAGAAGGATATTTTCTGCACTTGGTTTTAAACAAACGACAATTGAACAATTGATCCCGCTTTATACGCAAGAAATACAAGTCGAAACAACAATTTCAACATATAAAGCGCTATTGCAACATTTTCTAATTGATGAAAAGACCGCTGAGCAAGAATTGAAAAAATTGCATGTCTCTGACGCATTAATTAATGAACTGTTGACTGAATATTACCAAGTCCCATTAACTGAAAAAATATTCAATATTTATCTTTCTCTTCTAGAGAAAGGATATACGACAGTGGATACAATTAGCAAAATCCTAGGGGCAAAAAATGTTAATGCAACTGCACTTGCAGAAATTGCAAACGCTTACAATTACGAAATTGAAATTGAAAACTCCATCAAATATATACAATCACTGTTGAGAAATTTACTAATTGATGATAAAACTGCAGAACAAGAATTGAAAAAATTAGGCATTTCTGATGTGCTGACGAAAGCAATAATTGCAGAATATACGCCAGTTTTAGTAAATGTAAAGTCTGTTGCGCAAACAATTATAGAAGGTGCAATTTATAATGTAGGTAAAGTCCCAATTTCTGTATCAAATGTTGTACCAGAACTGAAGAAGTTAAACATTCCAGACAATCAAATTAACGCACTAATTAGCGAAATTGAAACACAAGTTGCGTTAGAAATTTGGAAAAAATATTTACCTACACTTTCTGACATTAAAACTGCGCTGACTTATAATTATCCAGTCGATAAATTATTGCAATTGTCTCTCATACCTGCAGAGCTATATAATCTGCATGCTGATTTGACTAGATATGAACTTATCGCAAAAGAAGTGCAAAGCTTAAAGTCGACTTACGAAAAATTGCTAACTTATAATGTTACAAATCCACAATTAGAACAAATGCTAAGACAATATGGAATTAACGATCAATTGTTGCAAGTTTTACAATTGCAAGCACAACTAGAGAAAATATTAACTGCTTATGAAGAACTGTATCTAACGCCGTCAAAAGTACTGTCGATTGCTGAATATGTTTCAAACCCAGATCAATTAATTCAAAAAGTATTTAGAGAATATAATGTACCGTCAGACTTACAGAATGTCTACTTGGAATATGCAAAAAATAGAAGATTGAGGACATACATCAATGAGATAATATCAACAATTTCACTACTATTTGAGAAACAGAAAATATCTCTAGACCAGGCATTGCAATATCTGCAACAATTCAAAAAATACGGTCTCACTGACGAAGAAATTGAATTAATCAAATTAAATTGGCAATTGAGGAGTGCGTATTAAAATGTCTTACGTAAGCAAATATTCCATAATTAGCTCATCTGCATGGAATCAAATTGTACAAAATGCACAATTGATTAACAGTATGTTGCAACAAACATTAAATACGATACAACAACTCGGTAATATAAATGCACAAGTAAACTATTCAAATTACCAAACACAACAACAAAATGCAATAAATATAATACAAAATCTTTTTAATTTCTTGCAAAATCCAACAATAATAACTCCTACTCCAAATATTCCAACTGCAAGTCCTGGAATGACATTAACTGCAAACATGATGAATTCAATGACAAATGCAATACAAGAATTGTATAATTCAATAATGCCAACACCTTTAACAGAAATTTCAGAGGTTTTTGGAGGAGATATTGTAACCTCAGATCACTGGAATAAAATTGTTAAAGCAATAAATAAGCTAAAAAACATATTTAATGTAATAAATGTGTCATTGGAAAACAACAAATTTGTACTAACAGAACCATATGCATTTATAGATCCTGAGGCAGTAGTTTCTGAAATTACTGCAGAATTTCTTGTTAAAAATCATATTTTATACATATTTATATATAACCCGCCAGGGAAATCAGGTACATGGTATATTTTCTCTGGTACAGAAAAAATAGATAATATTTTTATCGGTGGCGGTGTTGTAAACTTTAGACCAAGTGATTGCATAAAAATACAAAATATGTACTTATATGTGCATAATAGCAATGTATACCCATATGGCAATTCAAAAATAGAAAATATAACAATTGTAGGCGATTTTGTTTCAATAGAACCAACAGATAATTCAATAATAGAAAATGCGCTAATTGTTGGAGATAACGGTACAATATCGCCAGATAATAATGCAATAATAAAAAGCGCTATAATAATTGGGAACAATCCTGGTGTTTCGCCGACCAATAATTCAATAATAGGAAATATAACAATTGATGGCAATAGCGGTAATATAGTGACATGGGATAACGCAACAATTGGAAATATGTTAGTAATGGGAAACAATAACTATATAACTACATATGATTCATCAGCAATTCAAAATCTTTTCGTATGTGGGGAACAAAATAAACTTAATATATATCCTTCATCTTCAGTCCCGGGTTCAGGTATTATAAATCTCTATTTGTGCAATTCTAACAATACTGTCGGTAGCGGAGTACAAAATATAATACAAAATTCCCCAATATGCCAAGTTGTTTGCGCTTCAAGTTAGCGTAAATCTGCCTACAACATGCTTATATTAAATATTATGAATATTGCTATTGCGTATTCTGCTTAAAAATGTCCACATTAGGGATTAAAATATGTTAGACAAATATTTCCACGACTTGGGTTGCGACTATTGGAATGAATATCCACATTCATACGGTCTTCTAAATGTCTACAACAAGACGATACAAATTGTAGGTGCAGATTGCGGATCATCAGCTTTGTATTTTTTGTTGAGAGGCGCAAAATATGTAATTCAGTATGAAAAAGACCAACAACTAAGAGAAAAATGGAAAGAAGTTTGCACACATTTCGACATTTGTCAAAAGGCTGAGATGAGGAGTGAGTGGACTGGGCAGTATGACAATGTCGACATTTTCATTATGGATTGTGAGGGATGTGAAGAAATTCTAGATGTTTCTCAGCTAAAAAAGTATGAGCAATTCTGCGTGGCGGTTCACGATTGGACAAAAAACCGAATAGAATTGCTGAGAAAACTTGAAGGTTTGACATTTACATATGTTACAGATGATGGTAGAGAAATTGTATTGTGCAAATTGAGGTGAGACAAAATGAAAATTATTACATTTTGCGGGAATTGTAAATATTTAGATGAACTGGATTTTGATTATGTAGTTGTAGACAAAACATATAACGACATCTCACAAGAACAAATAGAGAAATTTAAAGATAAAATAATTTGGAATGAGACAAACTCTGGCGATAGGCAAATAAGAATTGCGAAAAATATACTAAAGGCGTTAGAAGTTGCAAAAAATTTAGATGATGATAAATTTGCAATTCTAGATAGCGACATTATTATGCCAAGGATTAGACAAATAACGACAGTCCCACTAATTCTATCGCTTTGTTATCCACTTTATTACGATTGGGCTGACGAAATTAGACCATTTTGTTCTGGAACAAATTACATATTTACAAAACAACAAATTTATGAATTAGAAAATGCATTTTCGCAATTCGTCAATAACAGAGATAAAATTACTGAAAAAGTTGATATATTTGTCCATAACAACATTCAACATCTTAATGTCTTTATTCCGCCGGTTTCACATTATATCAAAGACATAAAAGTATCATATGTAGTTGATCAATTGAAATTTTATACATTTGACAAACCAGAACCCCCAAGAGCAAATGTTTACATTCCGCCAGGCAGGAATTATGGAAAAGGTATGTGGGTAACGTTTACGATTGACAATTTAGATCTCATTAGAAAGCATATTCCAGAACTTGTATTGGTGTTCTGAGTTGATTATCTATTACGTTTACCCAATGCATCATGATGTGAGCTTTAAATTTGTTGCACAAGAACATATAAAAATGCTAAAAAGCAAGTATAAAGTTTACGATATCCCAGAATTGAATTTTTTTCAATTTACGCCGTATGGCAAACCGGTAACATTTATCCATCCCTTTTTCTATGGGATGTTGAATTGGAATGATGTACAGTGGACATTTTTCAAAATGTACAGATCAAAAGTATCAAAGATTATAGGAGTAGAAGTTGCCGATAGCGATAGAATTGCGGAAAAGTACATCAACATTGCGAATTCTTGGGCTGACGCACTAGTTGTAAATTCCAAATGGTCTTATGACGCTTACATAAATTCAGGGCTTAAAATTCCAATTTTTATTGTACCCCACAATTACGATCCAAAACTTGAGGCTGACGATAAGCAACTTAAAGTTTCACCAGAAATTAAAAAAATTGAAGAGATAAAAAACGAAAAGAAGATTAAGATAATTCTATTTTTCTCATGGCATAGCGGTTATAGAAAGGGAGACGATTTATTTCAGAAGATAGCAAGACAAGTACAAAAAGAAAGAAATGACGTATATTTTATTGTAAAAAGCGCAACTCCAAGACAAGATTTAATGGATTTGAAAATGTTCAATATAACTGGAGTAATTCCATTTGACGATATCGTCAAATTGTATAGGATTGCAGATCTTCTACTTTTGCCTTCAAGAGGCGGATCATTTGAGCTTAACGGTCTTGAAGCTTTAGTCTCTGGTATCCCTGTCGTTGCGCCAGATGAAGGACCCTGGACTGAATATTTCCCACCTTCACTGCGACATTTCTTAGCAAAAACTGTAAATCATCCAATAGTTTTACCAGATAATCCAATTCATATCGGCAAAGGAGTAGAAATTTCAATTGATGACGCAGTAGAGAAAGCGCTTAGGATATTGGATAACATAGAAGAAGAAAAAGCAAAAGTGAAAAATGAAATTGAGTTTTTCCGCAATAACTACAGTTTTAACGCCGTAAAGCAAAAATTACTTAATGTAGTCGAAAAGTGTTGAATTTTTTTGCATTAAATATTTGTAAATTTCATCAAACATTTGTTTAACTTTATCTGCCTCATAAAAATATCTGCGTTTTTCCATAAAATATCCGCCGACATCTAATGCGGGAAATTGATACCTTATCACAACTTTGAGATCATTCCAACCAGAAGCGCCTAAATACCACGCTTTATCTGGTTCAATTCTTCTAAAAAAATCGTCTAGAGTATAATCGTGAAGCCCTGGCGTGGCTGAGTAACCGTAAAAATATCTAAAACCGTTTTCTTTCAATTGATCTACAATTTCCAAATCAGAGTCAAGTGAATGAATTGGAACAATAAAAGTTATTAAACGTAAAACATCTAAATTTGCAATTTTCTCAACTTTTGTTAAAGGAGTATAATCTGGATATAATGCAATCTTTATCTCTCTGATTTTTTTAACTAAAAGTTTGACATATTGAATATAAGCATTTGGTCCGCCATGAATTAAAAATTCTTTATCGTCAAAAAATTCAGGGTAAATATACATATTTGGATAACGTATGTTGTACTTTCTCATAGTTTTAATGTGTGGACCTTTTGCAACTCCGACAATAGGGTAATTCTGAGACATAGTACATTCTTATTCTGGCGGTATTTCTTTAAATATCTCATCAACTGGAATACCTTGCATTTTTCTAATGACGTATGTCAGAATTCCAACAGTTGGTGGTATAAATATTGTTAAAATGTCGAAATATAGATTTCCAGTAAACATCTCTGACCTAAATTGTAAATTCACAAGTGAAGAGTACAAAACCATACTGGCAGTAAAAATTAGCACAATTGCAGATAATACCGCAGTCGGCAAAATTCTTCTGTCTTGCTTTATGAATTTCAAACTTGCAAACGCAACAATTAAATAATTCCAAAATATAAACCATAAATCGTCCACAATTAGGCTAACGTGGAATCCCAGATAATTCTCTATAAAATTGAAAATTTCTGCAATCGCAAAACTGACCAAAATTGAATTTGTCGGCGTGCCATTTTTAACATCTGCCAAGAAAGAAGGCAAAACTCTATCAAACGATAGTGCAAAGACAACTCTAGTTGTTGCCCCCGCATTTATTAACGCATATAGCATATACCACGTTAGCGCAGATAATGCAACAATTTCTAAACTTAGATTTACGCCAACGATAGCTATCAAAATTGCAAATATTGCAGTCACACTGTATGCAATAAAATACCCCGCAAGTAAACTTTTATTAATTTTTTGCATTTCACCTGCAAAATATGATGGAGAATTTATGAAAGCATATAAGGACATTACAAAAAGCGCAGTCATAGTGAGAGTATTTGTATTTATCTCGAGTGTCGCAGGTAAAGTCACATGATTAAGATTAGTCGCAATCATAATTATAATACCAAGAATTTGGAATAACACTAGTCCAACAATTGCTTTAGCGTAATATTTCACTTTTGACGCTAACAAATAAATTAAGCCAATATAAACTGTTGTAACTGCAAATAGATCTAAATTTGATAAATAAAAGCGTATAAATTCTAGTGTCGCAAGTACTGGCATAGACATCCAAAATGACGTCAAAATTGCCATACCATTTATCACACCGACAATTCCGCCAAAAGCTCTTGAAACATAAACATAATCTCCAGTAGATCTTGGAATTAATCTATTTAGCAAGTAGTAGTTTAGCATTAATGGAATTCCTAAAACTGACGCTAAAAGAATTGCTAAAAATGCATCTGCGTGAATAAGAGAAAGGACATAGGCAACTGCCCCTGCGGGTCCTAAGAAAGCGAAATTTAACGAAAAAACATCCAATGGCTTAAATTCTTTAATTAATCCAGTTGACTGTCTTAGGAATTTCATACCAATTTTACCGCCTGGAGTTTACATTTTTAAACTTTTCTTCTTCTCCAGATACTTTCTAATAATTCCAGTATTTCTCCTTAATGCAGTATCAACAACTCCACATTTTCTATCAATATCTGGCTGAGTTATTGCATATTTGTCTTGCTTAGCGAGAAAATACAAAATTGTAGTTGCAACAATTTTCGGGCTTTTCCCAGATAAAATGCCAGACTGCTCAATTTCTTTCGCAAAGTTAAGCGCTTTTTCTATTAATTCAGTTGGTAAACCAAGTCGTAAACCGCAACCTTTTATAAAATCTTCAACTGTAAAATTTGGAATTTTTTCGTCAAAATTCTTTAAAACCTCAAAGTATGCCCCGATAAATCGCTTTGGTATGACCTTATATATCTTCCAAATTTTTTCAATATACTCGTCAAATGGCATCAAAATTCTCAATTTGCGATATGCCATATAGATAGAAACAAAGACAATAAGTTCAGAACCTAAGTATCTCAAATGTTTATTTTTCCACAACTTTTGCAAAATTCTACTTGCTTCTTGTGTTATAGTTTCATTACCTCCAATTTTTTGAACTGCCGTCGATAAAAATCTTAAAGCGTCAAGTAATGGCTTATTACTCACCGGATAAAGACTTGAAATACTAACCTTTTTGGGTTTAATACCAACAGTCGGTAAAAACCCTGAATTAACAAAGACGTTTGGATTTATTGGAAAAGCTCTTGCCCTTTCCACAAACTGCTCATTGTTGTAGGCTCTCCAGTCCATACCTTCATCTACAACTTTATCTTCTAGAACTTCTCCAGTCTCAGTACAAATATACTCTCCTCTTTCGGTATCAAACACGATTTTGTCAGATGGACAGTTCATACGAAAATCTCAATTCGATTACATTTTTATTTCTTGCCAAGAACTACAATTTCAAACTTAATATTCAAAATATTATAAATATGCATTGTTAGTTCAAATAAAGGCGATATAGAAATAGTATATCAAAAGTGAGAAAAATTAGGCATAAAAAATTATCCATATACAATTTCTAAATAATGAAATAAAGCTTCACATTCTTCTGGATCAAGTTCTGCCTCTTCCAAAGCTAAGATAGTATCGGAACTGTAACCGTCAAGATTGTAACCTTTTTGCTTTAAAACCGTCAAACAGTTCATGTTTACTTCACCTCACTCTTTCAATATAGTAAAGATCATATCCAATTTTTTGTAATTCATCTTCACTTTGAATTACATGCCCCTCTGGCAGTCTTTGCCTTAGCACAATCGCAATTGCGCTATCACCAACTTTGAAATAAATTGGAATTCTATTTGTCTCGACTGGCATTCCTAATAAAGCAGACATAACACTGGCAGTTGCAGAATGCCCAATTGCCGAAATTACTTGTTGTGCATTATCTACAATATCTCTTGCCTCACTTATACTAATTCTTTTTATTTTAAATTCTGCCTCATTATCTTGGATTGGGATAATTAAACTATTTAGGAGGTACAAGACCACTCGACTCACCCTAAACGAAACTTGATGACAACATTTTTAAATCTTAAAATCAAACAACTCTACAAAATTGCTTTTTCTTACATTCTCCAATTATATCTTCAAATTTAACACCGTCTATTTCTTCATTATCGCCGTAATCTTGTAAAATTACTTTGTACATATTGTCTTCAACAACAAATTCAAAAACTTTGTAAAACCACGCCGTATGTCTTCCAGTATCGGCTTCTAGTGCTATCCAACCAATATTTGCCTCCCTCTTCCCTTCAAAGTCAACTATTTGTCTGCCTCTTGGAATAAATACTGCATTCTGCTTAAGTTTATTGTATAAATCTAAATCATCATAATTGAAAATAAAAGTATCATGACCTAGAATTTTCCAATACACTTCCCATAACGCAAAGTGATCAATTATATCTGGCAAATCTAAGATATTGAAATTATCAATATTGACAACATAAGGATTTGCAATCTCAAATTTTTCAATTGAGCTCAACTTAGTTGCTAAATCGTTGGCAAATACTTTATTTAGTTTTGGACCATCAATAGTGTAATAATTGTAAAGTATAAGTCTATTATTGGAAATCACGCCATAAATCGTTGACTTATCGAATTTCCATAAAATGTAATCAGTCACTATCATGTCTTGAACTGAAGGGGCATCTGGACCTCTTGGATGAGTATGCAAAACGGCATAAACGGTCTCTGGCATATACTTTTGCAAAGGACTGAGATCTGCACTGCCTTTGTCCCCCTGGTAATAATCGGAGAACCACTCACCTAAAACAATTAGGTATTCCCTATCTGTAGACTTTGACTTTTGGTATACATCTTTCAAAAAATCTAAATTTTTAAAAATAGTAAGAACATTACTTCTGACTTTTGATCTAGACATATATCACCAATAAATCGTTATATGCCAACATTTATCAAGATTTCACAGAAAATAAGAAATAGTAGAATTAATATTACGAATGTGAAAAAAATAGTCCAAAAAAATAAGTAAAAACAAAAATAGAGAGGTTAAAAGAAGGAAAGAGAAAAGAAGGAAAAGATAAAAAAAAGTTATTTTACCTTTATCCAACCTTTGTCAAAAGTAAAGACGTAAACTTCAATTTTTCCATCGTACTCACTATAGTACGCCTCTGTTTCTTTTACAACAACTACCGGGTCAGTCTTAGGTATAATAATCTCAGTTGTGATTTCTTGTCTTTCGTCTTTTGAAATCGGAACTATGTCAGCGTCCCCAAACACAATTTTAACCCTATCATATAAGTCTTCTCTGAAATACTTCTCTATTTCTAACAAGTATTTTGCTTCTGGTTGCATATTTTTTGCCTCATTTAAGAGTTTTGCAATTTGATCTTCATTTAATTCTTCTACTTTTATTTCTTCTTTTTCTTGACTCATTCTCCCACTCCTCAATATATAGTTGTAATCTTAAGTATTTAAATCTTTCCACCATGAATTCACTCAGAACCCCGTTTGCATATCTCATATTGTCAATATTAGCATTATACATTGTACATTGAATTTAGCAAACAACAGAAATAGTATCTGTAAAATGAAAAAAATTATTCAAAAAAATAAATAATGCAAAAAACAGAAGAAATAAGAAATAGAAAAGTGAAAAAAAGATTAGGTTAAAGATTGATAAAGGATCTTTGCTATTTCTTCTCCCATTGGCGTTAACTCAACGTATCTCCTATACCGCCATGTCTCTTTAAAAAAGATCTTCTTGGTCTTTACTAAACCTTTACTCTCCAAACTTGTTGTATACTTGGATGTGCCGAATATTTCGTGTAACTCCCGGGTCCAAACTAACTGTTCCCCGTACCTAATTTTTGAATCGAGTAAAAAAATAAGAAGCATTTTTTCCTTATACGTTAATTCTGGTACCTTTTGCACTTCCATCACACTTACCACCATTATATATTTTAAACTGAGACTATTTAAATCTTCCTATCTTGAAATCAGTTGCAAGTAGTCAATTTGCACAACTTCAATTAAAATCTCAAACTTGAGAAAAATTAGGCAAAAAAATATGCAATAAACAAAATGAGAGATTTAAAACAAAAGGTCTAAAAACAAAAAAATAGGGTAACTTTTATTCGAAAAGCAATTTGCCAAGAACTTCATCTGGGATTCTCATTACCGCCCAGAGTGATTTAACTCCTAACATGTAGTCACTGGTATATGTGCTATCTAGTAATTGACCATTTGAATCGTACCAGTCCAAAAGTATATATTCGTCTTTGCCAGTTGGTTCAAGTATAATGCACTCCAGAACTTCTCCTTTGCGGTTCAACTTCCACACTACAATTTTCTTGTCTATATGTTGTTTCAAGTATTTGAAACTTTTTTTACGTGCCATTTTTCTTTCCCCGTATTACTTTTCGTAACTGGAGTATTTAAATCTTTCCTTCATAAAATCATGAAGTTTAACAGTTGAAAACGTAAATAGTTGCACAATAGAAATAGTATATCAAAAATGAAAAAAATTAGGCAAAAAAATAGCTATCACAAATTACAAGAAATAAAAAATGAGGAAAACGAAAAAAATTATTCCCAGATCATCTCGCCTAAATCTTCTTCTGGTAATTCTTTTAATTCTGCAAATGAAGAAACTCCAAAGTATTTTAGTTCTGTTTTAGAACAATACTCAAACCACCCCTCATCATTAAAAAAGCAAACATAAACCGTTTTAGAATCCCCCTTGTCAAGTCGAATTTCTACAAATTCCAACAACTTACAATTACCGTATTTGTAAACTGTTATTTTATTCTTTCCAATTTCTTTTATGTATTCAATCAACCCTTCTTTCACCATACTACTTTACGCAATCAGAGTATTTAAATCTTTCTTTAATGAAATCACTAAGATTATCTATCAACAACTAGAATTTTCAAACCATAGATTTAATATCTCTAGCATGAGAAAAATTATGCATTAAAAAATTACAAAATTTTCATATTTAAAATCTTTGCAACATCTTTGTCAATTTGTTCCAAACTATCTTTAAAAAAGCAAGTAACATATCTCTTAATCTCAGGGGAATAGCATAATGTCGACTCTTTGAGCAAATTTGTTGTCACAGACATGTACATAATATCGTCTTTGTCTTTCTTCTCACCCATAGCAAAAAATCTGTATAAGTACCATTCTTCTAGTGTGCGGTCATACTTGCCAAATAATGGAAAGTGCCAAATTCTATACTTAAGATCTTCCCACAATTCTGGATCTATTTCAGTTTTGTCACTTTGCTTTATTTTATCAACAACTTCGTCAAAATACAAAATAGCCAGGACTCTCTTTATTTTATATTGTGTAAGGACTACAGTTTTTGGTTTATTGTTCCAATAATAAACACTCACCATGTAGTAATACTTTGCATTATTTTCTAAATATGCATTAATCATTTTTTCAATATTGATATTGAACAACGAAAAGAATATCATTTTCCTATATTCACTCTCTGGTTCCATATTTCTCAATTTTTTATCCTCATTATCAACATTAAAGGATTTTATATCGTATGCAGAAAGATTTGGTTCATCAATTATTTTTTTAATTTCATTTTCGCTCAATTCGTTTGTTTCCAACTGATACCACCGCATCTCAAAACTTGATGCCAACATTTTTAAATCTTTAATTCAGCCAAACTACATACTAATAGCTAAAATTTTAAAATTGTACAATTAATATTACGAATGTGAAAAAAATCAGGCATAAAAAAAGATAACATGCAAACCAGAAAATTGAGCAAAAATTAGAGACAGGTTAAAAAAAGATTAATATCTTGCGTAGTACATTAAATAAATCCCAGGGGGCAGACCAATACTATAACAACTATAGGTTATCATACTATCCTCCTTAATTACTATACCAACAACATCCGGCGGTGGCTCGGCATATATATATTGTTCAGCAATCCTTTCTGGAACTTGTATAATCTGGTACTTTCCAATTAAATCAAAAGTAGGATAGTGCGTTCTTTGATCTTCCATTTGCCCATTTTCGTTTCCGTCAACGAATTTGCAGTTTGCTATTTTCATCAGGATCAATCTGAATTTACTGTATGTCCAATCCTCTACAAACACTTCACCAGGCATCCAGTCTTGGTAATTCTCCATGACTATCTTTGCAATACGCAGTGGGTTTTGATAAATGAAATCATGCTTTGAGCTAACGCCGAATTGTTGCAGTTGATATGACCTTACTTTATGTGGGTAGAAAACGTATACTTTGCCTTCTGGCGCTATTTCCCATTCCGATATTGGTCCCTCAGCAACTATATGCATCCTCTCAACTATCTGATCTCCCTTCTGCCCATATAAAAACAACTCTTTTTGATTTGCACCATGAATTCTCTTATACCAATATATCATACCTTATCCCCATCTTACATTTTGAACTTTAAGCTTTTAAATCTTTCCATCTTGATTTCCCTAACTATACCCCTCCAACAATTTATATTATCCATATTATGTTT